CCGCCGGTGCCAAAGGTGAACTTGAAGGCCCGGCGCGCCTGGCTGTCGCTGGCCGCCTTCATGGCCGCCATGCCGGTGTCGGTGGGGTCCCAGATGTTGTTGAACGTGAACGTCATCGCGTCCGGCAGGCCCGGCACCTGGCTCTTCTGGTTGCCGTGGATGGTGGTGGTGTCGATAAAGGCAAAATTGCCCCCCGCCACCGTCATGTCCACCGCGCTGGTCACCGTGTTGCCAAAGGTGATCTTCTGCGCCGTGCCGCTGGTGAAGACACCGAAGTTGGTGGTGTCGATGCCGGTGCCGCCGCTCACGTCTTCAAGCTGGTAGCTGTTGGCCGCCACGCTGGCCACGCGGAACACGCGGCCATAGAGCTGGAACATGCCTTGCACCAGCAAGAACACATAATCGCCATTGGCGTAGCCGTGCGCGGTGGAACTCACCACGCCCGGCGCGGCATTGGTGATGCCGCTGATGGTGGTGGTGGCCGCCAGCACAGACTGAAAGGCGATCGCTACGTTGCTCCACTTGGTGACTGCTGCCATGATGAATACTCCTAGGGTTAAAGTGCGGGATTAAAGAGCTGTTTGGGGGTTTGAGCCGCTGGTGAAATAGCTCACGAGGTAATCAAGCTCGGCAATGCCGACGGGCTTTTCCAGCACGTCGCTCAGTTCGATATGGATGGTCTGCAGGATGGTGGTTTTGGCCAGCCCGCCCAGGGTGTTGCCGTTGAGCGCGGCCTCCACCTCGGCAATCATCTGGTCCAGCGTGTCGTCCAGATTGGCGCTGGCCTTGGCCACGCAGCGCACCTTCAGGTGCAGGCTGCGCTCCAGCAATTGCGCGCCTATGGTGTCGGCAACAATGTCTTCGTCGTCGGTATTCACCATCAGGCAGGGCAAATCCGGGTCGTTCAGCGGGTAGACCCGGCTTTGGAACACATTGGCGCCCGTGGTGGCCAGGCCGGTCACCACGGTGGCGGCAGCTTCTCGGATCTGTTTGCGTACGTGGGCCATGCTCAGGTCCCCAGTTGCAAGGTGGTCAGGCCGTGGCCGTCGTCGTTCCAGTCGACCACGCTGTAGGTGCCGTTGTTGAGCGGGTCGCCGGTGACGATCAGCGCCAACGGGCGCGGGTCTGGCGGCACGCTGCTGCTGGCCAAAATGAAAATCGGGTTGCTGCCAGCCACCTCGCCAAAGGCGGTGACGGGATCGGCGTCAAACAGGCCGCGCACCGCCACGCCGCCCAGCGTGGCGTCGACGCCGGTGTCCAGCATGAGGGTGGGGATATCCAGCGTCAGGTCTATCATGCGGCCACCTGTTCCGGCTCCCACGCCCGCACCACGGCCAGGTGCTCCAGCACAAAATCGGCCACCATGGCGGGCGACGCGCTGGCCATGCAGGCCGCGGCGCCCGTGTTGGTGTCCTTGCTGCAAAAGCCCAGGTGCTGCCCGTGCACGCGGTGGCAGGGGTAGCAGGCCACGTTTTGCGGCTCAATGGCCGCGGTGTTTTTCCAGTGCTTGGTCAGGTTCTCATTGCTGCTATGGCTCAGCAGCACCACCTTGAGCATGGGCTCCATGGCCACGGCGTTGGCGATCAGGCTCTCGGTGGCCACCACCACGTCGGCCAGCAGGGCAAAGGCCAGCGCAATGCGGGCAGGCCATTCGGTGCCGACGATGATGCCGTAGGGCTCGATCTCTTCCAGCTCCAGCCGCAAGTCACCCAGCACCACGCAGTTGACGCCGGCGTCCGCCATGCGCTGCATAAAGGCCTGCGCGTGCGGCCAGGTTTTGGCCGGGCCGCTGCCGCAGGGGTTCAGCACCACCAGGGGTGCGTCCATGCCGCCGGGCAGCTTGGCCAACAGGTCTTGCGCGAATTCGGTTTCGTCCTTGCTGGGGTAGTAGCGCTGGCGAAAGTCATGCGGCAAATCCGCATAGTCATGGATCATTTCCAGATAGTTCTTGTTGGCAAACTTGTGGCGCAGCTTGTGCGGCAAAAAAAACTCATTGCTGCTCGGGTGGTACAGCAGGCGCTGCTCCACACTGCCAATCAGGTTCACCCATTTGTCGTGTTTGGCGGCCTCACGGGCCCAGAACTCCAGCAGCTCGTCATCGGTGAGCACGCCGTCGGGTAACTCCACCAGGCGGGTGATGTTGGGGTCATGGCGCAAAATCTCGGCGCCCGAACTCGCCACGTAGGCGGTGACGGCGTAGCCTTGCTCGGCCAGCAACGCAATGGGGCTGCTGGCCCACACGGCGTCGCCCTTGGCGCCCACGCGCACCAGGCCGGCAGTCTTGGGCGGCCGGTTGCCGGCCAGCACCAACTGGCCAACGCCGGCGCCCTCTTTGCGCAGCACCAGCAAAAAACTGTATTCGTTGCCGCCATCGCGGGTCTGGTTTTCCAGCAGCGTCCAGTTGGGGAAGTCCAGGGTGAAAAAATCCACCAACTCGTCAGGCAGAAAATCCTGCTTGTGGTCCGGGTTGGCGCCGGGCTGGCCGCAGTTGGGGTACAGGTTGGCATGCGGCAAATACAGCACCAGGTGCCCGCCGGGCTTGACGATGCGCCACCACTCGCGCAGCGCGCCCTGCCAGTTGGCAATGTGCTCCAGCAGGTGGCTGCTAAAGACGTTCTCGATCGCGTTGTCGGCAAAAATGGCCAGGCGCTCGGCGCTCTTGACCATCATGTCGGGCTTCATGGCCACACCAAACAGCTCGGTGTCCAAGCCGCTGTCGATGCCTACCATGTGCGGCCACACCTTCTTTGGCCCGCAGCCAATGTCCAGCCCGCCGCGGCTCAGGTACGGCAGCACCTCGAAGCGGATCTTGTCCGACTCGAAGCCGTTGGAAGTGTCTAGTGCCCAGGTCATTTTTAATTGGGGAGTTAGTCGGGGTAGTGGCCCCACCATGGAAAAGGCACCGGCGCCTTCTCAGGTGCCGGTGCTTTTTTAGGCGGGGTCTTTTTGGCCATCAGGTCGTCAGCCAGTCTTCGATCTTGGCCGTGGTGGCCGGTTGCCGGTGCTGCATGTCGGCAAACTGGTTCAGCGTGATTTGCACCTGGCCGGTGGCTGCCAGGCTGTACGGGTCTACCGTCACATCCGGGGCGCCAAACAGGCCGATGGTTACGTTGCTCCAGTCGCTGCCAAACAGCGATGCGCTGCAGATCGTGGTGCTGGTGCCCTTGGTCAGGTTGCTGGGCACGTTGTTGGTCACCGCGGCGGCATAGCCGTTCAGCGGCTGCGGACCGTTTTGCCAGATGAACGGCAGGTTGGTGGCAAACTGGGTTTGCTTCAACTTGCCGCGCACCTTGGTGTTGACCAGGTAGCCGCTCACGCGGTCTGGCTCGGCGTTGGCGTTGGCGCAGGCGCTCTCCAGGTTCACTACGTCGGCCCACAGCGGCGATGCGCCGTTGGTGCCGGCCGTGGTGGTGCCAATGCCGGTGACGTTGCGCAGGCCTTTGATTTCCGCCGCGGTGCCGGCGCCGTTGATGACCTGGTTTTCCAGCAGCACGGCCGCGCCGACCACCAGGTCGTTGCGGATCATGTTTTCCAGCGCAATGCCGGACTGCAGCAGCGCCTGCTTGGACACCTGCACATAGGCGCCAATGCGGTGCGGCGTCAGCGTGGCCTTGGCGGTGTTGGGGTTGGTTTCGCTGGCCGAGCCAATTTCCGTCAACATGCCCAGCGTGCTGGCCACCGTTTTGCGCGGCAAGTCCACATTGCTGGACAAACCCGACAAGTAGGTCACGCCCAGGCTGGACATCACCATGTTGGCGCGCAGCACGTCGGTGAACAGGTCACCGCGCAACTGGGTTGCCACCAGGTTGCCGGCCTCCGAGCCGGTGCCGACGTTGAAGTCGCGCTTGAACATATCGGGCGGCAAAAAGAAACCCTCGGGCGAGCGGCCCATCATGGTGGCGACGGCCTCGGAGCATTCTTTCTCGAAGCCGGCTTGGCGCCAGTCGCCAGTGACTTGGGCAATCAACGCCTTGCCAAAGCTGTAGCGCTTGACCTCGGCGTTGGTCAGGCCGATCTGGGCGCCACTGGTATCCGAATGGGCGGACACCATGCGGGCCATGATGATCTCGACAAAGGCGTCGCGCGAGATCTTGCCCTGCATCGCGTCTTTGACGTCGTTGGGCTTGAGGTATTTGCCATATTGCTCGCCCAGGGCGGCAATGGCGTCGCGGCGCTCAAGTTCGAGCGCTTCGGGCGACTTTTCGGTGATCGCAGTCATGTTGCGGTGCTCCGTGATGATGATTGAAGGGGTAGGTTCTTGTGCGGCTTGCGCCACGGTTTGCGAAGTGGCATCGGCGCCAGCCGATCGACCAACCCCGACGGTCACGTCCGCCGGCACCGGGACGATGGACGCCTCAAACGGCGTCCATCGGGTGACCAGGAACGTGGGCAGCGATTCCCCCGCATCGCGTTTGGCCGCCAGGCCAGCGCGTTGCCAGTTGTCGCCGTGTTGGGTGCGCATCTCGCGCTCGAATTCGTCGCCGCTCAGCGTGCGCAGCACTTTGATGTCGCCGCTGCAGCCCGTGCGCACTGTGCGCATGCCGCCGCCGGGCAGCAGGTCGGCCGGGTCGGCTGTGGGCTCGATCTCTTCGATCTCGTCGATCATGTAGCCCACCGACACCAGCGTGCGGATGCCATCACCCACGTCCTGCAAAATCTCTTGCGCCAGGTCGGATTTAGAAAACTTGGCGTTGGCGCGCAGCACCAGGTCGTCGCCCACCACCGGGTCCTGGATGACGCCAATCTGGTCGTCCATGCAGTGGTTGAGCAGCAGCGGGTGGCGGTTGTCGCCCAGGCGCGTCAAGTCCACGGCGCCAGGCGCGTGGCTCAAGATCTCGATGCCAAACCAGCGCTCGTAAGGCGCCTCGGAGCTGATGGCCAGCTCAATCACGCCGTCTTGCGCGGCGCGCTTTTGAATCTTGACGGTGCGGTTGAGTTGCGGCATGGGCCCAAGCATGCAGGGCCACGCCGCAAAAGTTAAGGCAAAAAATTTCCGCCTAGACCAGCTCCGCCAGCAGCAGCGCCTCGTCTTCCTCGCGCGGCTGGCGCTTCGGGCGCGGCGTCATGGGCCGGATGGGGGTGGACCAGCCGCCGGATGACGTGGGCACCTCCAGTGTGGTGCCGGCGGCGAGCTGCGTCAGCAGATCAAGCAGCACGTCCGACGTTCCGGTGATCACTGCCGCCGTGGTGCCGGTGGCAATTTGCGTCAGGTCGGCGAGCTGCTGCGCCGCGGCGCCGGTAATGGCCACCGCGCCCTGGCCGCCGTTTGGGTGAGCAGACCCAGCGGCTGCGTGGCCACGCCAGCGTCGGGCACGCTGCCCGCGCCGGTTTCGGTGATATTGGCCAGCGCTTGCGCTGCGCTGCCCGTTACCAGCACCGTGCCGGCAGCAGTTTGGGTGAGCAGACCGAGGGATTGCGCGCCGGTGCCGGACACCAGCACGGTGGCGGTGGCGGCCTCGGTTAGCGCGTCCAGCGTGACGATTTGCGTGCCGCTGACGCCGCCGCCAACATCTGCCGCATCGGTGCGCAGGCGCACGCCGTTGGCGCCGTCGCCACCGTCATGGCATGGGCCTCTTAAAGGTCGATCTCGATCTGCGTGGTTTCAGAAATGTCGCCAGTGGCGGGGTCGCGGCTGATCACGCTGGTGGTCTTGCGCTCCGGCAGGCTGACAATGGCCACCTCGGTCTGCGCCGGCATGATGGCTTCCACCGTTACCTCTACCGTGGGCGCCGCCACGTTGACCACCGGCGCGGGTTGCTCGCGCTCGTGGATGTCGTTTTGCACGTTGACGATCGGCGCGGGCTGGGCCGCCTGCGCGGGCACATGCACATCGGTGCGCACCTCGCCCTGGTTCAGCGTAAAGCCGGGCGGCGCGTTGTGGATGTGCACATCGCCCTGCTTGTGCTCTTGCAGCGCGGCGCGGCCCATGGCCAGCAGCAGCGCCTTCAGCGCCGGGTCTTCGGGCGGCGGTTCGGCCGGCGCGGGCGCGGGCGGTGCGCCGGGCAGCACGGGCGGGCTCAGGCCCGCGGCGTCCATGATTTCTTTTTCTTGTTTGAGCTCGTCCAGAATGTCGTCCAGCTCCATGCCCTGCTCGGCCGCAATGCGGGTGCGGCTCATCACGCCCAGCTCTACCGCGGCCTGCGCGGCCTTGATCTCGTTGGCCGGGTCTACCCAGCGCCAGCGCCGCCCCTGGAAGCGGCTGGCGTTGGCAAACTTGGCCAGCTTTTCGGCCGGCAGCGCCTTGCCGCTGATCTCGAACGTGATGTCACCGCGCAGCAGGGCAATGGCCAGCCACTCCTGGTAGATGCGCTCTGACATGCCAAAAATAAACCAGCCCTGCAGCACAATCCACTGCTCGCGCTCGCTCAGCTCGCTGATGCGGGCGCTGCTGTAGTTGACGCCCGTCATGTCGCCCGTCAGGTTGTGGTTGGCCACGTCCAGCCCGGCGCTGATGCCCAGCATGGCCTGCTTGACAAAGCTCTCAAAATTGGCGTGCGGGTATTCCGGGTTCCAGCTGCTGAGTTTGGTGCCGGCGGGCAAGTCAAACATTTCGCCGGCCTCGATGTTCATCTGCAGGTTGCCGCCGGTGCTCTTGCTGTCGGCCAGGCCGTCGCTCATGTCGCCGCCCTCGGCGCTGTGCTCGAGCACGGCGATTTTGCTGGCGCCCACGCGCGCCGCCGTCACCGCGGCCTCATTGAAGCCGTGCAACTGGCCAGAGCGCAGCACAATGGCGTGCAGCCAGGTGTAGCCGCGCAATTGCTCGCCGCGCTCGGGCAGGTAGAGGTGGATCACGTCGCTGGCGGGCACCCGCTCGGGGATGTTGCTGCCCTGGCCAAAACGCTCGCCCGGGTGGCGGCTTTTGATCCAATAGGCCAGCGCGCGGCCGGTGCTGTCCACCTCCACCCCCTGGCGGATGGCACCGCTGCTGAGCTGCACGTTATAGGTTTCGTCCAGCCGGTCGGACTCCAGCAGTTGCAGGGCCAGGCCGTAGGGCAAATCACGCCGGCGCACGATGCGCACCAGCGCCTCGCCATCGCGCGCCACGGCTTTGATGGTCATGCGGCACAGGTGGGCAAAATTTACCCGGCCGGTGATGTCGGCCGTCTTGCCCCAGCGGGCCCAGTGGATCTCCACCGCGTCGTTGGCAGTTTTGTCCAGCGTGGTTGGCTTGACGGGATCGCGCTGGTCCTTCATGGCGCGCACCTGCAGCGTGGGCCCCACGGGGCCCACAATGTTGGTGGCCACCAGGCTCAGGAAGCGGCGGCCGTGCTCATTGCTCTGGCACAGTTGCCGCGCGCGGGCGCGCAGCACCACCAGGTTGCCGTCCAGGTCGGCATTCACCGCGCCGCTCCAGGTGGCCATGCTGGCCGTCAGGCGCCCAATCATGCCGCCGGCAAAGCCGCCCATGTTGCCGCTACCATAGGTGGCAGAGTAGTCGCCGCTGCGCTTTGGGCTCTTGCCAAACAGGCCACGCACCCATTGGACGAGGTTCATGGCCTAGCCAATCCTGAATTGAATTTTGCGGCCAAT